CTCTGAAGTATATCATCAAGGACTGCAATCAGGCAGCGGAGAATATGAAGAACTGGAACCCAATCCGTGAGGGTTTCTATCTCGATCAAGCAGCAACTTACGGAATGGAGGTGACACGCAGAAACGCTAAATTGTTTAAAAAGGTGAATCATGATTGAACTTTTAGCATCTGCAATGATTGTAGTCGGTGCCGTGCAAGTTTCACCCACTACAATGAATGTTGATCTGCTACTTTCAGATGGCACGATCATCACAACGACAGAATCTGTCAATGGTTATGATACCTTCACTCCCATTCTTCCCAGCACAAAATGATCATGGATAATGAAACTCTGTTTACACTTGAATTGACAAAATCGCATCTCTCTGCTATCATTGAATGTGTAGAGGACAATTACACTGATGACCTTGAAAAACCACTCCTCCGCTTACGACTTGCTGCGGAAGAATGTTTCTAATCTGCCATCTGAATATGCATATCATGAACAAGATTTCAATGCAAAGTTCATTGCCATATGGTTAGTCTGCAGTCGTAAGTTTGACTACAATTTAGGTAAACCAACCAAGACAATTTGGGGTTTCGTAAACAAAAAGACAGGAGAAGTTCATGCACCAATCAACTCCAAAACCCCAGGCAAAGTTGTTACCGAAACCAGTCCGTTTTCCGCAATGCGTATTCATCACGGAGGACTTGAAAGATTCTTCCTATAGTCCAAAAGTTAATGATTACGTTGTATGGGAAAATGGTAAAGGTGTCGAAGGTTGGATCTATTTCAAGTGCAAAGATTATGTTACAATCGAAGAACTAGTTGTCCCCAAAGATGATGTCAATCTTCAGTGTTGTTCATTACATCAAAACGATAGACTTTTAGTTCTTTGTTATCATGAACAGTGGAGTCAACTTCGTTATGTCAAATCTCGTCAATCAGTTCATGAATAAGTATCGTATTGAGTGGATGGAATGTAAATCTAAGAAAGGTTTTTTCAAGAAACAAAGTGTCACCGTCTATGGTGAAGATGCAGTCGAAACTGTCATGAATACAGTCGCTGCTAGTAGTCAATTAGTCGAGGTGATTCCAGTGTTTGGTGAATTATAGTCAAAAAGAGGTAAAAAACGATTAAAAATGTAATTAAAAATGTATTAGTGTTTGTTATAAGGTTTTCCACAATCTGTGGAAAAGTATAGTAAATCTGTGGAAAACTGTTGTTATTATGGTCAGAAATGTGCCCAGGTCTTGTTTATATCCTGTTAGAAATGTGCCCAGGTCTTGTGATCTTAGCGAGCATAACATCAACACCGCAGTTTGTCAAGTCCCTCCCCCATTCTCATCACCAGACCCTCACATAACACTTGACAGATTCGGCAGTCCTGTCATATAATAAAGAGGTCAATTCCCAGGAACTCATGAACACTTGCATTGGTCACAAGCAGCGCCTTCGTGTTACTTTGGACTTCGAAGTATTCGACGACTTTGATGTTCAGCAGATCGATTTTCATAAGGTCTTTGATATTGACGGTGGTGAGTCATTGACAGTCACCGTAGAAGATCTGTCAGCTGATGTAGAGTCACTCTGGGAGACAGCGTATCACTAAGCACTTGACAGTTTACCGGTGAGGTGTTATAATAGAAGGGACACAGTGAGCATCAGTGTTGTGCTGCGATATGATGGCAGTTACTGTTAGAAATCGGCAGTGTATTGTGCGGGCGGTGATGGCGTTGTGGCGGCGGTGGGGCGTATATAAAAAAGCAAACTACCCTAACCTACAGAGGTGACAAAACGCACGAGAAATAAAAAAACTCCGCGATATATAAAAACGTCTAAATGTTTCATGCATGGAAAAAAATTCTCCGGAGAAATTTGAACGCCCATGGGGTCACTGTTCATTCAGAATTGGGGTGCGGCAAACCCACAGACTAAGTGCAGGTAAAACTGGCATAACTATAATAGAGGTACAATTGGGTTCTAATTGTTCCGAAGACGATATTGTTAGACTGAAAGATGATTACCAAAGAGTTTAGATATCACATCTATAATAAAAAAGAATGTGTTTATCATAATCTTGAAGAAACACAATTCAAGATTATCTGGGAGATGCTTGATAGTATGGTCGGACCAAATACCAGACCTTCTAAGCAAGATCTCTCATATGAACAGGTTGAATTTGTCAAGGAGATTTCTTCAGAATCGTCTCATTGACAAACGCTATATAATACGTTAGAATTGAATTGTAGGTCATTCAAATTTATGTCAAAAGGATTTACCGTAAAAGCAAAAACTCCTCCTGTACAAAGAACGGAGGAGTTTAATATTGATGTAATTAAAGAAAGAATGCGTGGGAAGAGCATTGTATTTTGCCTTCCTGGGCGCGGTGTTTCATATATCTTTCTGAAGAACTTTGTTCAACTTTGTTTTGATATGGTTCAGAATGGAATGAGTATTCAGATCTCTCAAGATTACTCTTCCATGGTCAACTTTGCACGTTGTAAGTGTCTAGGTGCAAATGTACTTCGTGGACCTGATCAGATTCCCTGGGATGGTAAACTGCAATACGATTACCAACTTTGGATTGATTCTGATATTGTATTTGACACGAATAAGTTCTGGCAACTGTGCGATCTTGCGATTGCGGAAGATGGTACAGAGAGAGAAATTGTATCTGGTTGGTATTGTACCGAAGATGGTCAGACAACTTCATGTGCTCACTGGTTGGAGGAAGGTGACTTCCGTAAGAATGGTGGAGTCATGAATCATGAAACTCTGGAATCGATTTCAAAGCGTCGCAAACCGTTCACAGTCGATTACATTGGTTTCGGTTGGGTACTGATCAAGAAGGGAGTCTTTGAGCATTCTGAGATGAAGTATCCGTGGTTTGCTCCGAAGATGCAACAGTTTGAATCTGGAGAGGTTCAGGATATGTGCGGAGAAGATGTCTCATTCTGTCTCGATGCTATCGCAGCAGGGTTTGATATCTGGGTGGATCCACGAATCCGTGTGGGTCATGAGAAAACTCGTATTATTTGATTTGAAGTATTATGGCACAAGTTAAGAAGTCTTTGATGGGTAAGGTTCTGATTGAACACAAACCTAAGAGTACTCGCCAAGGCGAAAGTAAGAATACGAAGTATTCCGCGTCTTCTCGCAACTCGGCTAAGAAAAGGTATCGCGGACAAGGTAAATAGTTTATATTCATCAAGCATGTAGCAATACATGCTTTTTTTATGGCATATCTGAATCATAATCTTCCTACCATTACGTGTTACATTCGTAATGAATTTCTCTTCAATCATAAAAAAGGGCATGGGGAGGTCACTTTATGTGACGTACACTCTGTAGCGTCCTTAGAGAAACACGTACCCCTCTTTGAAGCGTTTCTAGAGAATGGGGTCAACTGGACACGTAGACCAATTCATGCCTTTTGTTGGAAACCTGATGCACCAGTTTCTCAATTAGAGGAATGTATGTGGTGGGATTGCTTTTCTCCGTATGTTGATGTTCAAGTTCGTTCAAGACTTGCTAACTTACGTGCCGAACTCATCAATTATCGTGGAGAAAAGAACGAAGGAACCTACTTGTTTACTCTTGATTGGTCATGGGAATCAAAATCTACACTGAATACGAACTTTAGTGAGACACCAGAGCATAAGTGTGCTCATTTTTTCAAGATGGACAATGGAAACTTCTATGCATACCCCAATAATAAGATATTATGGTACGATGATGCATGGACAAAGAACCGAATTACCAAAAATCCAGGGTACGAAATCGATTTGACTGAGTACTCAGTCGAAAATCGTCGCAAAATTGAGACTTCGGACGATTTTATGTACGAAATTACTGAAATTCGGGATAGCAACCCCGTAAAAAGTTCTGATTTTAACGAATCAGGAGCAAAAAATGATCAAGACGGAGCAAATTGAGGCACTTGAAGCACCTCTAATGCCTCTAGAAGGCAGTCATTTCAGTCATGGCATCAGTTTATACACTGCAAGACACAATATGATGAATGATGATGACTATGATGACTGGGAATATGGAACAGAACCCATTCCACACGATGAAACTTGGTTAAAACACTCTAAATAAGTTAGATATTTTTTGAAAAATAGTGCCTCAAGCTATTTCAAAGTCATTCAAAGACATTTCTCTAGCATTTCAGAGGCATCCTATTACTAATGATGTCACTGTTTTGACGAATACGACTGCCATCAATCGTTCTATTCGTAATTTGGTGCTTACAAACTTAGGTGAGCGATTTTTTGAACCAATTTTAGGATCAAGAATTAGTGGCAGTTTGTTTGAACTTTTAGATATGGGTTCTGCTAGTGTAATTCAATCTGAAATTGAAAACACAATCAGAAACTACGAACCAAGAGTATATTTGAATACAGTTGAAGTGACTCCTGTATATGATAATAATGCATATAACGTTCTTATATCATATTATATCGTTGGACAACCAAATAGTCCTCAATCAGTAGATTTCCTTCTTCAGGCAACAAGATAATGCCATTAGTAAAATTTTCCGACTTAGATTTTAATCAAGTAAAGATTCAGATAAAGGATTATCTGCGCTCAAATTCCAATTTTACAGATTTTGACTTTGAAGGGTCTAACTTTTCAATTTTAATTGACACTCTTGCGTATAATACATATATTTCCTCATACAATGCCAACATGTTGGCAAATGAGGTGTTTATTGATAGTGCCACACTCAGAGAAAACGTCGTAGCACTTGCAAGAAACATTGGTTATCTGCCTTCATCAAAAAAATCAGCAAAAGCAACAGTAAGTTTTCTTGTAGATACTTCTTCCCTCACTGTAAAACCAACAACTCTAACTCTCAGAGCAGGATTAGTTGCTGTATCTGATAGTTTTGGTGGAAGTAACTATACATTCTCAATTCCTGAAGATATTACTGTCAACGTAACCAATAATACTGCATTTTTTACAGATATTGAAATTTACGAAGGTACATATCTAGAAAATAGTTTTACAGTCAATACTTCTCAAGAAAACCAAAGATTTATTCTACCAAATTCAAACGTTGATACATCAACTTTATCTGTAAGAGTCAAGGATGCAAATTATTCTTTATCTTCGGTAAAATATAACTTTGTGGATAAAATTATTGACATTACTTCTGATTCAAAAGTGTACTTATTGAATGAAGTGCCTGATGAGAGATATGAAATTCTTTTTGGTGATGGAGTTTTTGGTAAAAAGTTAGAAAACGAAAATTACATCACAGCAAGTTATATTATAACAAATGGATCCGTAGCAAATGGAATTAGAAACTTTACATTTGCTGGAAGATTAGTTGATAATGCTGATAGAGTCGTAACTACTGGAGTTTCTGCAATTTCTGTCACTCAATCATCAATAGGTGGTGGAGAAATTGAATCTGTAGACTCTATACGAAATTATGCTCCGAAAAAATATGCATCTCAAAACAGAGCAGTAACAGCAGCAGATTATGAAGTGATAACAAAACTTGTATTTGAGGAAACAGAATCTGCAATTGTGTTCGGGGGTGAAACTTTGACTCCTCCCCAATATGGAAGAGTCTTTATAGGCATAAAACCAAAAAATGGCAATTATCTATCAAACTTTATAAAATTAGATATTGAAAGTAAACTAAAGCAATATTCTGTGGCAGGAATAATACCAAAAGTGATTGATTTGAATTATTTGTTTGTGGAGATAAATTCATCTGTATATTATGATACAAATAAAGCACCTGGAGGAAGTTACATCAAAACCATTGTTTCAAATTCTTTGGAGCAGTATGCAAATTCTGCAGAACTCAATAAATTTGGTTCTAGACTAAAGTATAGCAAATTGCTATCAGTAATAGATGACACCAGTTCGGCAATTACTTCAAATATTACAAAAGTAGTAATGCGTAGAGATTTGAGACCAATTCTCAACACCTTTGCTGATTATGAAATTTGCTATGGAAACAAGTTTCATGTAAAACCAAATGGATATAACATAAAGTCATCTGGTTTCTTTATTGATGGATATATTGGAGAAGTTTTCCTATCTGATGTTCCATACTCTGATAATAAAACAGGAACAATTAATCTAATTAGAAAACTTTCACCTACTGAAGGAGCGATTATAAGATCAAACGTTGGAACTGTAGATTATGAAAAAGGTGAAATAAATCTAACACCGATCAGAGTAACAAACACATCAGTGACTTCTGGAGAAAATCAAGTAATTGAAATATCTGTTGTACCAGAATCAAATGATGTAATCGGTTTACAGGATTTATATTTGCAACTAGATATAAGTAAGAGTATTGTTAATGTGATCCCAGACAATATTGCCTCTGGCAATGATGCTTCAGGATCAAATTATTCGGTATCTTCAAGTTTTACTAATGGATCGATAACAAGATAAAATGTTAGAAAAAAGAGTCAAGATTCAATCCGTAATTGAAAATCAACTTCCTGATTTCATTAGATCAGAAAACCAAAAATTTGGCGACTTTTTAAAGACTTATTATAAGTCTACAGAATATCAAGGTGGTCCAGTAAACATACTTGAAAATATCGATCAATATGTAAAGGTAGGAACATATACATCTATAGTTGGATTCACATCCATAACTGCCGATATCGGAAGAACTTCTACAACAATTCCAGTATCTTCAACAATTGGTTGGCCAGATACTTATGGTCTATTGAAAATTGATGATGAAATTATATCATACACTGGAAAAACATCGCAATCTTTTACTGGATGTATTAGAGGATTTTGTGGGATCACTAGTTATAGTGGTATAAATGGTCCAGATGAACTTATTTTTGAGGAGTCTCAATCTTCAAGGCATACAAATGGCGCAGAAGTAATTAATATTTCTTCTTTATTCTTAAAAGAATTTTTCAAAAAACTAAAAACTCAGTTTTTACCAGGACTTGAAAATAGAGATCTTTCTCAAAAATTAGACGTTCCTAATTTTATTAGACAAGCGAAGGATTTTTATTCATCAAAAGGAACAGAAAATGCGTTTGAAATTCTGTTTAGAGCTTTGTATGAAGATGATGTAGAAGTAATAAAACCTCAGGATTATCTTTTCATTCCATCTGATGCTGGATATCAAAGATCTTTACAACTTACAGTAGAACCTGTTTCAGGAGATCCATCAAAATTACAGTCTAAAACAGTATATCAAACAAATCAAAGTGGTGAAACTGTAGCATATGGATCTGTTATTGATGTAGAAAATATCAATAGAAGTGGTAAAAATTTCTATAAGATCAATATCGATTTCAATGATGACAAAGATACCTCGACTATTGGATCACTTTATGGCAATTTTATAGTAGATTCACAAACAAAAGTAATTGGTGGAGTATCCGCTGGATCAACATACATTGATGTTGAATCCACTATTGGTTTTGCTCATACTGGAGAATTGTACGTAACTTATTCCAGCGGTAATACTGGTATAGTAACTTATAGTTCAAAAAACATAACCCAGTTTACAAACTTAGTTGGAGTCAATGACTCTATCAGTGACACTCAAGAAATATTTGCAAATACTAGTTGTTACGGATTTGATAATGAAGGAAATAAAATACAATTTAGAATCAAAGGTAGTTTAGGAAATTATATTCAAAAAGCATCATCAGTTGATGTGCCATATCTTTCAGAAAAAGATAAGATAAAGATTCAGTCTTTAGGATATGATAAAGATAATAAAATCTCCGATAGTTTGATTCATAATGAATCTTCAACTTTTGATATAAAAAATGCATACATTCTTACTCAAAATCAGTTAGGTCAAAACCCAAATATTATTTCTCTCTTCCAACTTGAAACATTTGAAAAGCATGGTTTAA